TCAAACCGGCAGGAGGCGACCAAATGCCTAAAATAGGGGAAGAAAAGGGGCCAACTCCGGGCCGCAAGAAGGGTTCGGTCAACAAGACCACAGCCCTGCTGAAAGACGCCATCATCAAAGCGTCTGAACTTGCTGGTGAAGACGGCAAAGGCAAAGGCAAAACTGTTGGCTATCTGAAGAAGCTGGCCGTTGATCACCCGCCGGCTTTTGCTCAGCTTCTTGGCAAGGTTCTCCCGATGCAGATTCAAGGCGCAGGAAAGGACGGCGCCCACCTGGTTGAACTTCGCGTCAAGTATGTCGATTGATCATTTCGAGTGGCAGGTTCCACGCGTTTTTGAACCGCTTAAGCAGCCCTCACGTTACAAGGGCCTGCATGGCGGACGCGGCGGGGGTAAGTCACACCATCTGGCTGAGAAGCTGATTTGGCTGTGCCGCACGAAAAAGACCCGCGCCGCTTGTATCCGTGAAGTGCAGGTCACCATTCGGGATTCGGTGCGCCAGCTATTGGTGGACAAGATACAGCGGTTCGGGCTTGGCGAGTTCTTCGAGGTCCAGCAGAACGAAATACGCGGGGTTAACGGCTCGCTTATCGTGTTCAAGGGGATGCAAGCCTACAACGCGGAAAACATCAAGTCGCTGGAAGACTTCGACGTTGCCTGGGTAGAGGAAGCCCAGACGCTGAGTGAGAAGTCGCTTCGCCTGCTTCGCCCGACGATCCGTAAGGAAGGCTCTGAGATTTGGTTCAGTTGGAACCCGCGTTATGAAAGCGATGCGATTGACGAGTTTTTGAGGGGCGGAAGCCCGCCTGAAGACGCGATCGTCATCAAGGTCAATCTGGAACAAAACCCGTTCGCCACGTCAGTCCTGCTGAAGGAACGTGACGAGGATTACGCCCGCGACCCTGAAATGGCCCGGCATGTCTGGGGCGGCGATTACGAGATTGTGAGCGAGGGCGCTTATTATGCGCGCCTAATTACCAAGGCTGAAGATGAGGGACGGGTTGGAGATTTCCCTCATGTGCCTTCGATGCCTGTGCGCACGGCTTGGGACATCGGTGTTGATGACTACACCGCGATTTGGTTTATCCAGGACGGCGGTTTGTTCCATACGGTGATTGATTACTACGAAGTGAGCGGCCTTGGCGCTGAGGACATCGTGCGGCAGGCGCTTCCCGAACTGCTACCCGATCTCCAAGAGCGAGCAGAGCAGCGCCTCCTGCTTGGCCGCTCACACCCTTACAAATATGGGGTCCATTACCTTCCGCATGACGTGGCGAACCGTGAATGGGGCGCTGGCGCAAGAAGCCGGGTAGAAACGCTGGTGGGGTTTGGCGTAAAGCCTATTGAGCGCGGCGCAGCTATGAAGCCCGATGACAGGATTAACGCAGCCCGCGCTTTGCTTCCGTTTGTCAGGTTTAATCGCACACCGCGTGTTATGCTTGGCTTGAACCGCCTCAGACGTTACAGCCGCAAACGCAATGAGCAGATGGGCATTTATATGGGTCCTCTGCATGACGAAAACTCACACGGCGCAGACGCCTTCGGGGAATACGCGGTCAATCGCGGCAAGCATCTTGTCACGTCTGAAGCGCCTAAACAGAAACAGCCTGCCGGCTCAATTGTCCTAGAGGGTCCGCCCATGCCAGTGCGTCAAAGCCGCCTGAAAGTCTGATGGAAGACAAAACGAACGACACTGTGCCTCAAGAGCCCACGGCATCGACACAATCGATGATGGCGAAGCCGTGGGCTGAATTGATTGAAGACGCCACAAAAACCTTTGCGTCCTGGCAGGAACGCTGCGACCGCGCAAAGGAGAACTATGCCAGCCTGAAGCGGCTCTCGAACAATAACGGTTCGAAAGAGATGCAGCTTTTGTTTGCGAACATGGAAGTTCTGAAGCCCACGATCTATGCCCGCAAGCCTGTGCCTGTTTGTAAGCCCCGGTTCACAGATCGCCGGCCGGTCCCGCGTGCTGCGTCTGAGCTGGTGGAGCGCTGCCTTATTGCGAACTTCGACGCTGAGCGCATCCATGACAAGTTCCTTGCCGCTAGGGATGACCTGGTGCTGTTTGGGCGCGGTGTGATTTGGCCGCGTTACCAGACCGAAGGCGAACCGCAGGCGCAGACACCTGACACGAAGATTGCGGACGACTATTCTGACGGTGAGTTCGCTGAATACGTCTGTTACGACCACATCAACCGCAAGGATTTCCTGCACGAGCCGGCGCGCGACTGGTCAGAAGTCGGCTGGGTTGCCCGTCGTGTGTGGCTCACGCCTGAGAAGGGCAAGAAGCGGTTTGGAGACGCATGGAAGGGTGTCCATTACGTTGAGGCCGAGAACGACACAGACGACAAATACAAGGTCGAGAAAAAGGCCGAGGTTTGGGAAATCTGGCACAAGGGCAAAAACGTTGTCGTGTGGCTCCACCCGAAAGGTGAAGAGCTGCTGGATATGCGTGAGCCGTGGCTGGATCTGGAGGGGTTTTTCCCATGCCCTCGGCCGGCCTATGGTGTGTGCGAGCCTGAAAGCCTGATCCCGGTCCCGGAATACCTGTTTTACAAAGACCAGCTTGACGAGGTGAATAACCTCACCAGCCGCATTGCTGCCCTGACCGAAGCCCTGAAGCTGAAGGGGTTCTATTCTGCCGGGTCTGAGGACATTGGCACAGCGGTTGAAAAGGCATTCCAGTCGACCGAAGACAATGCGGTGATGATCCCTGTGCCTACGGTTGTGGCCATGGGCCAGAACATGAAGGACGCAATTGTCTGGATGCCGTTGGTGGATGTAGCCAACACGATCACAGCTTTGATTGCTTTGCGTAAGCAGGTGATTGAGGACATCTACCAGATTTCTGGCATCTCCGACATCATGCGGGGTGATACGCAGGCGAGTGAGACGCTGGGCGCGCAGAACCTCAAAGCGCAGTTTGGCTCGGTGCGGGTTCGGTCACGTCAGGAAGAAATGATCCGGCTTGCCGATGACGTGATGTTGATTGCCGGCGAAATCATGTCTGAGAATTTCCAGCCCCAGACGATGCTTGAAATGTCGCAGATGGACAAGATTGTCCCGATGCAGCTCATCCAGCAGCATGAGGCCATGAAACGCCAGATGGCGCAGCAGGCCCAGATGGCGCAGCAACAGCCCCAGCAGCCCGGTCAGCCTCCGATGCAGGCGCCGGCCATGCCGCAGCCCCAGATGCCTCAGTTGCCGCCCTTGCCAAAGGATGCGGTTGCAGCCGAAGAGGTGTTCGGACTTTTGCGTAATCAGCGTATGCGCCCGTTTGTGCTCCAGACAGCTTCGGACAGCACTGTGCAGCCGAACGAAGACCAGGAAAAGCAGCGGCGTAATGAGTTCGCGCAGGCTGTGGGCAATCTGATGGTAAGCGCTGGGCCAATTGTGCAGGCCGCGCCGGAAGCAGCCACGCTGGTCGGTGAAATGCTACGCTTTGTCAGTGGGGCCTACCGCGCGGGCCGCGACATGGAACAGACAATTGACGATTTTGTGGAGAAGGCCAGCGAGAAGGCGTCCCAGCCGCCCCCGCCGCCGCCGCCTGATCCTAAGATCGAAGCCATGAAAATGGACGCGCAGATCAAGCAGGGCGAGGCACAGGTTCGCGCTCAGGAAATGCAGGGCCAGATGCAGATTAAGGCGGCTGAAGGTCAGGCCCGGATGGCTGAACTCCAATTCAAGGCCCAGCATGACCAGGCGATGGCCGCGATGAACGAGCGTCTGAAAAACATGGACCTCCAACTGAAAGCCTTTGACCTCCAGCTCGCAGAGATGCGAATCGAAGAAGCAAAACAGAAGGCGCATGAGGCCCGCGAGATGGAAAAGGAGGATGCAGACTGATGACCCCTGCTGTTGCTGAAGTCTTGCGGTTTGTGTTTGCGCAGCGTGCCCCTCACATCGGCTATGATGCAGACGTGGCCTTTGAATTTGCCGCAAAGGATAAGCGTCACGGGCTTGGCCTGGATGTTGCGGTGATCGAATCCATCGCGTCTGATGCTGAACAGCTTGCCTTGCTGAAGGCTGCACACTGATGCCTGTGCCGGTTATTCTCACAACAGGCGCGCGTCCGGTGACTGCTGTTGAAAGCAACGGCGTCCCGATGACGCCTGTTGAAGCAAACGGCGAACCTGTAACGCTGGTGGATTCTGGCGGCGAGCCTGTCATTCTGGTGAATGATGACCTGACGCCGGCTTACTTGCTTTATTCTGCCAAGACGTACCTCGGCGGCGTCGAGCCTTACCATTGGGCCGACTACATCAACAACCGAATGCTGTACGCTGGCGTTGACGTTGGCACGGTTGCAGATGGGACTGGGTATAGCTTTACGCGGGCGTCTGAAGGCTACTACGAGAACTCGGACGGCACGCTGACAAACTTTGCGTCTGGCGCACTTCGGCGGGGCGACCGGGGTGTGCTGATTGAGGGTGCGCGGACGAACCTGCTGTTGAGGTCGCAGGAGTTTGATAATGCGAGTTGGACCAAATCTGGATCGTCTTCGGTAACGGCAAACACGACAACAGCGCCTGACGGCACAACTACTGCCGACACCTACACGATTGGGGCGAGCGGCGATAATGTCTACCAGCAACTGAATGTTAGTGCAGCGACGACCTACACGGCCTCGTTCTGGGCCATGCGAGGAACACTAAACAACGCTAGTTATTCCGTGCAGGCCACGGTTGGAACGGGCGGCACGTTTGTCACTGAAACGAGCTATTATGGCAGTATCAACAGCAGCACGCTGACGCGCATAACGTTCACGTTCACGACGCCTGCTGATTGCACGCAGATTCGGCTTTATTTGCATCGTGGCTCGACAACGACCGGAACGATTTTTTTCTGGGGCGCCCAACTAGAAGCCGGCTCCTTCCCCTCCTCCTACATCCCCACCACATCCTCCAGCGCCACAAGAGCCGGTTCAGAATACCTCACGGCAACGACATCAGGTCTGGATAGTGCTGTGTCGATGTGGTCCGAAATTGAGTTCGGAGCGACAACGAGTGCAGTGCAAACGATCGCGCAGTTTGACGATGGCACTGCCAACAACCGGCTTATTCTTCGCCGCAACGCATCAGGCAACGCTGAAATGGAGTTGATTACGGGAGGTGCCAGCCAAGGCATTGTAACGGGCGGCGCGATGGCCAACAACACGACGCACAAGATT